CTTAGGCCTAATAATAACATCATCTACTTGATCAGTTAAATTAAGAATTGTCTGAGAAACAACATCATCAGGTGTAGTAATCACTATATCAGCAGTATCTGCCAAACCACCAACATCACATATAATAGAATGTATTTTTCCTCTAACAACAGTTTGTGATGTAATTGCTGCAGAACCATCATCTGCAGTTATACCTTTCAATCTATATCTTGTTAATTTAGTTGCCATAATATCACCTCGTATATTGGGCTGTAAATCGCCAGTTAGGTTAAAAAAATAAAAAAAATAAAAAAAAACTATTCGTACATGTATCTGCTAATTTTTTCTTTAGCCAACCACACACTTCTTGCTACTCCATCAAGAGCTTGTATTCCAACATATGGAATAAAATCAACATCATTAGTTAAAGCAGTAGTCCTATACACTTCTCTATTGTTAATAAAGAAATGTGCTTGTCTACTTGCATCAATCTCAATCCTTAGATAATAAATTGTGCTTGCAACAACAGTGATTCCACTATCAGCATTTATAACTACATCACCAATTGAACTTATAATGTGCCAAGTTGTATCAACATCATCTGTGCTGAATCTAAAGAATACTTGATCAGCATCTGTTGCAATAACTGGTGTGCTTGTAAGTTTCAAACCAGCCCAAATAAGCGTAGTAAGAATTGCAGAATCTGTTTTAATAACTGCTTCCCAAGCAACTTGATTCTCAGTTCCCCAAGGAACTCCAGTCCAAGCAGTTGCTCCTGTATCAAGATGTGGAAGAACAATCAGTTGATCATCATCTGCACCAGCAGTTTTTAACTCAATACCACCAACAGTTGTTCCAAATAAACAATTTGCATCAGCAGCACTTGTTCCAAGAATCTCAAAATCTCTATTAGCATTTCTTGCAGCTTCAGTAGTCCAAACTTGATCTATTGTTGCACTCAACTGAGGAGTCTGCTCAAAATTTGCTGTTAAAACATATCTATTTGAGCCTTCAACTACAGGTTTGTTTAAAACAATAGCTTCACTCATTTCGTATGGTCCATTTGTGTATGGGGGACTTGCAGGTCCTTTTGGTGTTCTCATTCCCTTTGCCATTTTATTTTTTCACTTCTCCAGAGCCTTAGCCCTAATTATAATTTATACAAAAAAAAAATAAAAAAAAAGTTTGACAAAACTTTAAAGTCTTGCCATTAAGTAGATCGTTCGTGCCTCACTACCAGTACTACCTGGAATAGTAAGTACTCCTACAGTAGTGATTGCAGCAACAGGAAGCCATCCATCAGTTGCAGCTTGGCAACTTGCAGAGACAATATCTGTTGCAGTAATTATTGAACTAATGTCTATTGTATCAGCATTAACAGCAGTTGCTGGTGTTACTATCTTATAAACATTCCAACCTACTTGTGGTTGTTGTGTGACTGTGCAGTCACCTATATCAATTACACCCATTTCTTTTCACCTCTAAGCTATGTTATCTATGAAACTATTAAAGCTTGGAGCTCTAAGAACTAAACATTCATAGATTTTCAACATGAACTTGCTACTATCATTAGTTTGAGCTAAGTCCTGATAAGTCATATCTTGCAATACTCTCATTTCGATAAAATCAGTATCTAAAAAGAATATCTGTTTTGCACCACTTGTATTACTCAAGAACATACTTGGAATACATGGAATTGGTCCAACCATAGTTTGCAATACTAACTGAGGTGGGATTCCGAAAGGCAACTCAGCTCCAGCAACCAAATCACTTGGTCTGAAGTTAAATGTGTCAATCATTATCTTTCTCAAATCAGTAACAACACTACTTGAAGCAATTGCAAGTTTAGGTCTTCCACCATTATCAAAAGCGGCTTGAACTGTAGCTTCTACATCATCCCATGTAAGAGCTGCACTTGCAAGATCAGTTTGATTAGTAGTTCCCTGTTGAATAACAATACCATCATATTGTGTTGCATCAGCTGCAATACTTCCATTAAGAATCAAGTTTTCTTCAAGTTCCTTAATAGACCTTGCTTTCATCAAAACTTCAAGTTGTTTTGCATTTGGAGCACCAGCAGGACTGAATGTTCCTTGTCCCATACCATTTCCAGTTGGATTAAATCCTTCAACCATATAACTTGGCATTGCTGCCTGCATTGGCCCAAGAACTCTTCCAATAGAATACAAAAACTTAATTGGTTTTGATTCTCTACTATAAGTGTCATCTGCTTCAGGAAGTGCAGCATCTGCAAGTGCAGTATAACCTGCTCCTTTAGCTGTTATAACATTATAATCAGCAGTCATTCCTTGATTAGTGACTCTTGGTATCATTTCAACAAGAGGAGTCCATTTCCTTGATTGATCAACAATTCTTGGATCAACATAAACTGGTACAAGTGCATAACCTGCAGTTCCTAATCCACCACTTGTTGGACCAAGAGCTTTAGCTTGAACAGACCTCATTCCTACTTCCATAATATCTTTCAGTTCACCTCTTAAATCAATTTCATTCCAGCCATTAACATATTGTACGCCAGCCTTCAATTGACCAAAAGAGACTTGGTAAGCTCCAGCATGATCGAAAGCTCCACCGATTGATTTTGTTCCTACATTACTCACTTTATTTCACCTCATTATGCAACTAAATCAAGAGGTCCTTTGAAACTTTTAGTTTCAGATTCTTGATTATTTTTTGCATCTTTTCCTTCTGCCCCTTTAGACTTATGTAAAGGTTTCTCTACAATTGCCTTAAGATCAGCATTTTCTTTTTTCAGATCCTTAACTTCTTTCACTAAACCTTCAACAACAGATTTAAGATCAGCTAAGCCCTTTGCCTCAGTTTCAGAAGTATTTTCTGTTTCTTCAGCACCAGATGCATTACTTGCATCACCTGTTTCTTCTTTTCCAGTAGCTTCTCCTTCAGGAGGTTTAGCATCTGGAGCAGTAGCATCAGGATTTTCATCTTTCTTTTTAACCATTTTTGTACCCCGCTTTTTTTTATCTTTCAGAGTCATAGACTCATCTTGATCATAATTTATGTTACTAATTTTCTCACTTAACTCATACGCATAATCCCAGAGTCTGCTAATAGCATTTTCTAATTCTGGGTGAGTATGCTCTCCCATAGGCTTCTCATCAGTATGAATATGTTTACCATCTTCATCATAAGACTTCTTTTCCTTATTTTTTATTTCGATTTTTTTCATATCATCACCCTCTTTAGATTTCAAAAATTCTAAACTCTTTGCCATAACAGCAGTCATAGTTGCACCAGGATTAATAGGGTTTCCAGTTAAAGCAACATTCAATAAATTAACATTATCAAGTAAACGAACATTCTTTCCTTCTCTGTTTGCACTGATTGTTTTTGTTGGAATATAAGCAATACTAAATGCGTCATAAAAACCTTCCTCAACATTACTCCATAATTCTTCAAAAGTCATAACAACATTTCCTTTTTCATCAAACTTCTTCCAAGTTGGATTAAGTCTCCAAGAAATCTTCAAACCTTTAGAATCACGATCTTTACTTAGTGCCTTACCAAGAACTATTCTTGTTTTATTTACTTCAGCTTCTAACTCACTCTTTCCCCGAAAAGCTTCATGCTCAAAATCAAGTTTAATTGTACGATCCTCAAATTGAGAAAACATACTATCCATACAATTCTTTGTTACAATATCATTCACAAGATCAATATCTTCTGTTGAAATATATCCTTCAACATAATACTCTTTGCCTTTTTTCCCAATTACAGATTTATAACTTAGTTTTCCGCTATAAAAAATGAAAGGTTTCACTGAATCTTTATTTGCCATAGTATTACCTCATGATATGATATATTTAAATTTTTTTAGGGTTGAGCATTAATTAAGGTTTATTTAACCCACAACTTTAGAAATAGGTTTTTATATCAATAACTGTTTTTTTACTATGGCAACTGCCACAAAGCATCTGCAAATTAGTTAATTCGTGCTTTTTACAAATTCTATAAGGGATAATATGATCACAATATAAATCTTTTTCTTTTTGAGAAACCCCGCATTTAACACAACAATGATTATCTCTTTTTAAACAAATTTTTCTCAATTTAACAAATTCTTTTTCTTCCCACCATTTCATAGTGGGACTCATCTTATTCCATGGCGTGTTTCCAAACAAACCGTTATTGTTTCTATTATTCAGGCTTAAAAATCCAGCTGGATCGACAGTTGGGATGAGCAGGTGGCACAGGCCCATTCCATTCACCATTAGGATCCTCAAAATCTTCATCAAGATTCTTCCTCTGACCATTCAATCTCTTACAAAGAGCACTTGTACGATTATCAACAGCAGCAGAATAAACCTTTTTCCCTTCAACACCACTTTTCATATAACCATGTAATCTTCCAAAGTTAGCAGCACGATTAGTTTCAGTTCTCGCAATCATATCAACACGATTATCACTAACATCAAAAACTGCAGATACATCTTTCTTTAAAGCATCAGCACTTTTACCATCCATAAACCCTCTCTGCATAACTTGTCTTAGTTTCTCAGCAATATCATCATTCATTCCTTTGATATTATCAAAAGTATAACTTGAAATGTAATCAATAGCGTTCTGATCAGGCAACATATTAATATTTAGATCTTTCTCTGCATCCTCAAAACCTTTCATATAATTATTCTTAATTATTTGATAAGTAAAACTTTTAAGTGCAGCAATAGACAATATTCCTTTGATTTTAGCAATAATACCACTAAAATCTTTAACTTGTTTAAGAACATTTGTCCCAATAGCCAAATCAACAATCTTCTTTATCTCTTTCTCACTTTCCTTAAGAACATACTTGATTCCTTTTTCAAGCTTAACATAACCTGTTGGCCTTTCTCCTTCTTCCAGAATAAGTGGGTTAGGTTGATTCATTGCTTTATCTTCCACATCATCTTGCTCTTTTTTAGGATTTTGTGCATCTTCTTCTCTTTCATTAAAAGGTTTATCAGTTGGTGAATTATTACTAAAATCAAAAGAGTTTTTAGATCTTAAGAATTGACTTGGTGGCTTATCTCCCCACTCCACTTCTTCCAATCCTTCACTGCTTCTTATTTCATTAACAGTTTTTAGGCCAGATTCTGATTGCAACTTGTAAAGCTCGAACTTAGACTTTTCTTCATCAACATCGAACTTCTTGAAAACGAACTTGTACTTAGGCTTTTTGATAACACTTCCAGACTCAGTTTTTATTTCACCCCAATAATCAAACTCACTAACAATATTAAGATTATAAGCAGATTCTAACCTTCTAAGAATAGGATTAATAGCCTTTTTTCTGAAAACTTTTGATTGAACAATTTGATTAGCAGCACCAGCTGCATCCTCAGTGTAACCAAGTTCAACACCAGTAACACCAAAACAAGCCCAAACCATTTTAGAATACCATTTCTGTTTCTCAATAGTTTGCATTTCAGAAGAAGAAAACTCTATTCTTGTGAAAGTAGGAACCTTATTCATAATCGGAACCTTATTCATCATCTTCTTAATATTTCCAAACTCATCCTTCTTAAGCTGAGATTGAGACCATTGTTTTTTAAAAGCTTCTACTTCTTCAGCATCAGAATCAGAAAGCCCAATAATACCCTTAGGAACATTATTATCATTATAATATTCAAGATCGCTTTCGATAGAGTAAAGAAGCATTTGAAGATTTTTAGCAAGAGTTTGAACAGCACTCCAACCATAATGATCATCAGTACGCTTCATCTTCTCAATCCAAATTATTTCTTTCTTACCAAAAGGAATAGGCACTGGCCCAGCAATCCAACCATACTGAAAATAAGCAGCTTGTTCTCTCGCAGCCCCTGAAGTAATATCAGTGTAAGAATTAACAACTTCCTGCCTTGAATTATCAACGATTCTGTTATTTATAATAATATCTTCTCTATTAGTGTACATTCCATGAACATCAGGGTTCTTTGTGAAAGTAGCACCATCTCTTGCAACAACTTCAACGAGATCTTCTTTAAGATTATAAACCTTGTTTAGTATTCCAGAATTAATTTCGAGCAAGTCTCTCACAGGCATTTCAATGAATACTTGCTCAAATGTTTCTTTATTAGTATTTGGGTTTAAGAAGAAATTCTTTATATGTTCTTTTTCAGCTTCATCTTCTTGATCTTCCATTCCTTTATTTGGAATAATATCCCATTCAATAGAAGTAACTTCGCTAATAATCGTGTCTATACACATTTCTACATAAGGTGTTTGTGCTAAATACCTTACATAGCTCATATTAGCAAATCTTGGGTACCCGAATGGTGGTTTATATAAAAACTTTGGAATGTAAGCCTTATTGATTCCTTCTCTGGTTGTTTCAGATAATGAATTAATTATTATAACACTCTTCTTGTTAATATTTAACCAATTAAGTATTGATGCCATAAGCATGAAGTCTTGAAGATAATAAATTAAATAGTCTCACCTTTATTTAAATTTTTTTAGGGTTGAGCATTAAATAGAAATGTATTAATCAACAACTAAAAACATATTTTTAATCCTAATAAGTCTATTATAATGCGTTTTTTCTATAAAAGGTTCGCATTATAATAGAATATTAAGCAAACCCGAAAGCTAAACCAGACTTATCTTTCCAAATAAGATAAACAAGAGCATCACCCCAATCAGGACTAAGATCATCAGGATCCTTAACAATCTTACGATTAGTACTTGTTCTCTCCCACCTTTCACTAACTAATTGATGCCTAAGCTTATGACTTGCAGGAATATCAACCATGCCATCCCTCATCAAATCAGCAAGCCTAAAATAATTCTCAGCTTTCTTATTATGAAAAATGTCCTTCTTCATAGCTTTCTCACCATAATGACAACCGAGAACCCTAATATTCTTAATGTTCTTTTCTCTATGAATAATCTGTTTAAGCCTACTTAAAGGACCGCTTCCAATACCAATACGATCAATATTAATCTTCCCCCTAATCTCTGGCTCAATAAAACTTAAAGCTTTCTCAACAATTTTATTAACTAAATTCATTGGCTCACTTTTTGATTCAGACCAGGTACCAACAACTTCATAATTATTCTCATACTCAATACCCCAAATCATAACAGTTTCATCAAGCCCTTTCTCTGCAGGATCACAAGCAACAATCTTAGTGTACTTATTAAGCTCTTCCTTTAAAACCTTAAATTTAGACTCATACTCTCCTGAACTCATATTATTTCTTTTACTTGTTAATTCTCTGAACTCTTTAAGAGTCTTACCTAATTGTTTCTGAAAACCGAACTCTGCTTCTTCAGCTTCAGAAATCCAAATCAAGTTAAACAAGCTATCTTCACCTTGCTCAGGAAACCTTGATTCATAAAGAACTGTGAACTCAAGCGGAGTAAGATCCCTCCTTTGCTGATCAACAAACTTCTTAGTTGTTCTTTCTTCTAAAACAGCTTGCTCCCAACCAATCTGGATAACATGAAAACTTGGATCCATAGTATGCTCAAAAGCAAGATTATCCCTATTCCAAGGATTATAAAGTTCTATAACAACAGCTTCATCAGGATTATCCCCAAGCATTCTCCCACTCTTAGTATAAGCGGCCCTATTAATAAGACAGGCTTCATCTCTGACTAAAATGTCACAGTTATGTGTTAGAATTCCATCAACAAAATAGTTATTATTATCTTCTACTTCAAAATTATAAGTTTGTTTCCCTGCAGGCTTTTTCTCAATTCTTGTGACAATAACCTCTTCCACATCTCCCTCTTGTAATTTGTCTTGCAATGACAACTTAGACATATTAAATAATTTGTCTTTATTACGCACATCTTTTGCTTGAATGTACCCTTTTCCTTTTACATAGACTGGATGATTATCTGTGACAATAATGCTTCCCTCTCTGTGATATATTTTGATTAACTCTCTTTTCGGATTCTTGATTTTATGTTTAATTCTTTGAAATTCACACTTGTTTTTCTTGTGATTATATGAATATATCATTAACTTCTTGTTTGTTTTCCATATATACTCGGCTGTTTTAACTCCTTCATTAGTGAAAATCTCTGCTGATGGTGGCACACATCCGAACCCCATTAATCTGTCTGCATCACCTTCACCACTAAAAACCCTGTACTCAGCACCAGTATTAAATGTCATCCTTTTTCTACTTGCTTCTTTTCCAATCCTTTCCTCACCACTTGCATGAATTTGTGCTTTACTAAGAAGGCTTTTATCTGCAAGAATAAGCTCTGAAAGGTATTGTCTAATAATTCCTGCTTGTTCTTGTTTAGGGCCAAGAAACGCTATCTTTGCAGGTATCCCAAAATCTATTGCAAGTGCTATTCCAAATGCGACACATTGAGTTTTACCATACCTTGTCATTGCAGAAATACTAAGTCTTTTATGTTCAAGAAAAGCTATTTTTCTAACTATCTCTACTTGTCCAGTGGATAAATCAAATCCCCATTTGTGTTTAACAAGAATATCTACTCTTTTGTTTTTAACAGCCCAATCAATCAATTCCTTATCAGTGAGTTCACTCATTCAAGCCACTTCTTCATATTTCCTTGCTCTAAAAAAGGTTTTAACCTCTTATTAGCAATCTTAATATACTCAGGATTCAACTCCATCATTTTATTTCTCATTAATCATGAAAACAAAAATGTTTTCTTTCAACTCAAAAATTATCTCATTAGACTGCAACAAAGAAAACAACATATAACTCATCTGAGAATAATCTAAACAAACCTTTTGGTTTAACCTATTCCTTGTTAAAGGCCTTAACCTTAATTGTTCAAGAATCCTATCCCTTGCTTCTTCATAATTTTCTCGCTTTTGAATCAGATTCATCTTTATCCCCACTATTTTCTTTATCAATAGATTTAATCTTATTCCTACCAAACTTACTAACCAACCCAGGATAAACACGCCTAATACTATCAGCAATCGTAGTAACCCCTTCTAAAATATTAGTATTCTGAATAGCAACAACAGGAGCATCAGCAGGCAACAAACCAATAATCTGCCTACGCTTAACAGACAATTCCTCTTCCTTCTGCAACAATTGAATAGCCCTATTACGATCACAAGACTTCTCAGCAGTATCAAGAGCAATAGTCCAAAGCTTCTGAACTCTCTTATTCTTAGCAATCTCAAACTCAGCAATTTGCTCATCAACAGATTGTTTAAGCTCTTTAATAGATTCAGCTTTCCTGCTTTTAACATAAGAAACAACAGTTCTTGTAGTTATATTAAGCTTTTTAGCAATACTTCTTTGTGAATAACCTGTTAGGATCATGTCCATTACTCTATCTTTTTGTTCTTCTCTTTCTTTAGTGTTCATTTTTTGTAGTAAAAGTGAAATTTATGTTTTGATTAAAGATTATTGTTTTTGCTTTTTACCATTTTCAATAATTTACCTTTTCAGCTCTCTTACCTGTGAGTTTCTCCCATCTTTCAATAATAACCTGACAATAAACAGGATCAATTTCCATCATATAACACTTCCTGTTAAGCCGTTCACAAGCTATTAAAGCAGAACCTGAACCCCCAAAAGGATCATAAACTCCTTGACCTTCTTCAGAACTATTTCTTATTGGTTTAGCCATACACTCTACTGGTTTCTGTGTTCCATGACCTGTTCTTTCATCCGCAACATCATGAGAAGCACCCATAGCATTCATTCCTGCGATTTCCCAAACAGTATGCTCTTTTCTTGAACCCTGCCAGTTATGCTTTGATCCTTTTCTTATAGCATACCATACTGGCTCATGTTTCCAATGATAATCTCCTCTGCTAAGTGCGAAATGAGGCTTCACCCATATTATCTGGTTTATTACCTCAAATCCTGAATCTTCTATTGTTTTTTGGACTTCACCAGAATATTTTCCTGCATGATAAACATAAACAACATCTCCTTTGAATAACTTATACGCTTCTGACCAATCAATTCTATCATCATTTTTAACTGCACCTAAAGCTCTAACAGGATAATTGTTTCCTAAAACCCCTTTTTTATCTGCTTCATCTCTCCATTTAGGATCATAATTAACACCATAAGGCGGATCCGTTACCATCAATATAGGCTCATTCCCATTCATTAACTTAGTAACATCTGACCCTTTTGTTGCATCCCCACACATTAACCTATGATTTCCTAATGCAAACAAGTCACCAATCTTAGTCTTATTCTTATTCTTTAATCTTTCATAAGCATCAACAGCAACAAACTCGTCATCAACAACTTGTTTATCTTTCTTTAATAATTCTAAAAGTTTCTGATCTTCAAAACCAGTAATAGACAAGTCTTCACCAAGAAGATCAAGTTCTTTCAACAACACATAAAGCTTATCCTCATCCCAACTTCCACTAATCTGGTTCAAAGCAACATTCAACAAAGACTCTTTCTCCCTTGATAAATTAACAAAAGAAACAGGAACCTCAACCATTTCAAGAACTCTCGCAGCTTCAAGCCTTTGATGACCACCAATAACAATATTAAGTCTTTCAGGATTCTTATTCACAATCACTGGCTCAACGAAGCCAAACTCTTTAATAGATCTTACTAAAGAACCCAATTCTTGCTTGCTTATCTTTCTCGGATTCTTATCATTAGCAACTAATTCACTAATTTTAACATTGAATACTTCCATTATTATCACTTACTTAGATTCATCCAAAGTCTTCTGTTTTGGCTTATAACCAACAATACCAATCAAGTCACACACTTTCTCTCTGAAAGCAACAATTACATCAGGCAAAATCTTTAAACTCACAACATCAAAATCACCAATCTTACTTGGCTCTATTTTCATCTTAGACCAGATTCTATGCTCAACATAACTAAAAGCATCTCTTGAAGTCTTATACATCCTTGTATCAAGCTTCTTTTTAATCTCAGTTTCTAATTCTTCAAGTTGTGGAATACTAAATATTAATTTAAAAAACCAACACTTATCTTCACTTGAAGCTAAAAACTTCTGTTTATGGTAAGAAGCAACTTCTTCCAATGTCATATCAACTTTTATTTTACTCACTTTTATCATCCTCACTATTTTCTTTATCCTCAACTTCTTTTTCTTCAACACAAATATTTGAACCATGAATTTTTAGTTCAACAGGTTCTCTTGTTTTGTCTTTAAACTTTTTAGTTTCAATTTTAGTCATTTCTTTGCCTTCAAATTCAATACCATATTTTGAACCATAACAGATAATTCATCAAAACTTCTCTGAATCTTAAATGCAAAAGCAACAAGTCCAGTTAAATCATTCTTGTTAATCAACTTATGGCACTTCTCACAAACAGGACACACAAAATTCTTCTTAGGACTTAAATGTTTAGGCAATGTATGATGAGATATTACATAACCTTTTTTCCCACAAACCCAACACTCTTTTTCCCATGCAGTTATCACAAGACCAGATGCTTCACTCATTTTAGTTCTCTCCCTGCTTTCTCATCAATAATATTATAAATCTTTTTTATATCTAAAAATAGTGAACCTTGTGCTTCTGTTTTTATTCTTTCCTTGATTGTTTTAATAAAATCCTTAACATCATCAAACTTAAATAATCTTCCTA